TACAGTCTAAGACGGGTAAGGACTCCCAGGAGAATATATTCATGAAGAAGGTGGTTCCGATCTTTAAATCGTACCCCTTCTTCTTTAAACCTATTCAAGATGGAACGACCAATCCGCGCATGGAGCTGGCTTTTCGCGAGCCGAGTAAGAGAATCACGAAGAAGAATAAGACTGCGACGAAGGGCGATGCTCTTAATACGGTCATAAACTGGAAGAATACCACGAACAACGCATATGACGGAGAAAAGCTACATGTTCTCTACCTGGACGAAGCAGGAAAATGGGAGAAGCCAGTCGACATCAGAGAAGCGTGGCGCATTGAGCGTACGTGTCTTATTGTGGGTCGCAAGGTGGTGGGAAAGGCTCTGGTCGGTTCTACTGTAAACCCCATGGACAAGGGCGGTAAAGAGTACAAAGCCCTGTGGGAGGATAGCAATCCTAACGAACGTAACGCTAACGGAAGAACAAAAAGTGGACTATATAGGATTTTCATTCCAGCATTTCACGCTTTGGAGGGATTCTTCGATAAGTACGGAAATCCAGTCGTGGAAGATCCTGATAACTCTGTGGCTGGTATTGATGGTGATAGTATCATTCAAGGATCAAAGACGTACTTAAAGAATGAACGCGACTCTCTTAAGTCTGATGCTTCAGAGCTTAACGAAGTCGTACGCCAGTTTCCTTTCACCGAAGAGGAAGCCTTTAGGGATAGCGTTGAGGGGAGCATCTTTAACATCGGAAAGATCTATCAGCAGATAGACAGTAACGAAGACCTCTACCCCAATCCAGTTATCCGTGGCAACTTTTTGTGGAAGGAGATGGACAAAGAGGTTGCCTTCACTCCAGACCCTAACGGCAGGTTCCGTGTGTCTTGGATGCCTCCGCTAGAGATGCGTAATGTCGTTAAGGAAGAGGGGGGCAAGAAGGTCCCACCCTTCGATCATTTGGGATGCGGTGGTGTTGACTCTTACGACCTTGACGCCACGGTTGATGGCCGTGGCTCTAAGGGGGCTTTGCATTTGTACAACAAGTTCAGCATGGCCGATACACATCCGTCAAACATGTTTGTCTTGGAGTATGCTTCACGTCCAGACCTAGCCAAGATCTTCTATGAAGATGTACTTATGGCTTCGTTCTTTTATGGGTACCCGCTGTTAATTGAAAACAATAAGTACGGGATTGTAAGATACTTTGAATCAAGGGGTTACGACGGATATGTTATGGGTAGGCCCGATCACTTGCGTCCTCCAGGAAGCAGCAACAATGTCAGAACGAAAGGCATACCTTCGAACTCTGTCGATGTCATCCACGCTCACGCCCAAGCTATCGAACAATACATCTTTGAGCACGTAGGAGAGAAGGCTGACGGTAGTGTTGGAAATATGTATTTCAATAGAACCCTTGAGGACTGGATAGGCTATCGCATAGACAAGAGAACCAAGTTTGACTTGACCATTAGTTCGGGGTTAGCACTGCTGGCAGCGCAGAAAGTCAAGGTAGAAAAGAAGGTCAGTAGCTTCGACGATAAGAAGTTCTTTAGGCGGTATAAGCCTAATGCATAAGGGGTTACTTTATTTACACTATATTTGTGCTATAAAGGAATACTGTAAATGTCCTACTCTAGCACGAATAAGAAATCCAGTACTTTCCCAGATCCACTAGCTTCTTCATCGGAGAAGCTTGATAAGTCTTACGGGCTGAAGTACGCTAAGGCTATTGAGGCTAACTGGGGTAGAATTGATGATGAATCTGGCACGTACCAAAAGCGTCGCCGCGAGTTTGAAAGAAACCGCGACTACGCGAATGGGACGCAGGATACAACTATATATAAGCAGATACTCAACAGTCTCGATCCAAACAACGGAGACGGTACACTGTTGAACCTTGATTGGGCTCCAGTCCCTATCATTCCTAAGTTTGTCAAGATCGTAGTAAACAAGATCTTGTCTTCCGATCCATACCCGAATCTTCAGGCTATGGATCCTATCTCTAGTAGCGAGAAGGATGCTAAGAAGCGCAAGCTTCAGATGCAAGTCAGAAACAAGGACCTGTATGCTCAGATGAAGCAGTCTGGCATTCAGATGTCTACTGACGCTAGCGAGATTCCAGATACGCTAGAAGAAGCTGAGATCTTCTTGGATACGAACATCAAGACCGACGCTGAGGTTGCTGCACAGGTGGCGACAAACATGACGCTGTCATGGAACGACTTCAACGACTCTACGTTTAGACGTTGCGTCAACGACCTCGTAACTCTCGGTATGTCTGTCGTCAAGAGAGAGAACGATCCTAACTACGGGATTACTACTAACTATGTAGACCCTTGCGATTTCGTTCACAGCTATACGGAAGATCCAAACTTCAAGGATCTAGTGTACGCTGGTCACGTAAAGACGATGACCATCGAAGAGTTGAAGAGAACGGCTGGCAACGACTTCACGGAGGAAGAGTTTGAAAAGATTGCAAAGAGCGTAGCTGGGAAGTTTAACAACGACTCTTCTGTTTTCGGTCGCAAGTACCACGACGACAAGAGAGATAGAATGAAGTACGGGTATGACGAGTATCGCGTACAGGTTTTGGACTTTGAGTTTTTGTCTGTCGATTGCATGTACTTCGAGGACAAAGAGAACCGATTCGGAAATAAGAACTTCTTCTTTAAGGGAAGTGAGTACAGTGAGCCTAAGAGCTCCGTCTACGAGCGCAAGGCTCATAAGATGGAGAACGCTACGGTTTACGGAGGGAAGTACATCGTGGGGACCGATTACGTTTACGGGTACGGCATGAAGACCAATGTGCCTAAGAACATCCACGATCTTACGAAGGCTCGCTTGTCTTACTCTGTGACGGCTACGAACATGCGTCGCATGATGCCTAAGTCTATCGTGGGGAGCATCACTGGTTTTGCAGACCAGCTTCAGCTCACCCACTTGAAAATCCAGCAGGCGGTCGCCAAGGCCAAGCCTGATGGATTGATCGTAGACATCGAAGGTTTGGATAACGTCCAGCTTGGAAGAGGCGGGGAGCTTCAGCCATTGGAGATTCAGGACATCTATGAACAGACGGGTGTCTTCTACTACAGAAGTAAGAACCCAGAGGGTGGTTTCCAAAACCCACCCGTTCGTCCTTTGGATAACACCATCCGAAACATCAACGAGCTTATCGCTCTATACAACCACTACTTGCGTATGATTCGTGATGCTACAGGCATCAACGAAGCTATGGACGGCACGACGCCTAAGAGTGAGGACCTGGTGGGTGTGAGAGAGCAGGCTATCGCTGGAGGTAACAACGCTATCTATGACGTTACTCACGCCTCTATGATGCTCTTTAAGAGAGTGGTAGAAGATATTGTCAGATGCTTGCAGATCTTGCCACCAGACTCTGTTATATATAAGGCGTACGAGAACGCTGTCGGAGCTACGAACATGGGTGTGCTTAGCTCTTTCGCTGAGATTCCTATGTACAACTTCGGTGTCGTGGTGAGAAAGCAGATGGATGAAAAAGACAGGGCATACCTGGAACAAAACATCCAGGTTGCACTGGCGCAGAGAGAAATCGATATTGAAGATGCGGTTGCTATTCGACAGCTTCGTGACGTAGACCAAGCCGAGCGCTTGCTTATTGTCAGAAGAAAGAAGCGTATCAAGCAGCAGATGGATCAGGCTCAGGCCAACAGCCAAGCTCAAGCTCAAGCCAACATACAGACGGCTCAGGCTACGGCACAGATGAAGGCTCAGGAGATTCAACTTAAAGCACAGCTCGATATGAGAATGGTGGAGATGAAAGCTCAGTTTGAAGCTCAAAGAATGCAGATGGAGCACGAGATGCGTAAGGAGGTTGAGCTTATCAGAGCTCAGGCTACTCTCGGCTTCCGCACTGAAGATCAAGAGTTTAAAGAGAAGCTCGAAGTTCTTAAGGAGGATCGTAAGGATACGAGAGTCAAGAAGCAAGCTGCAGAGCAGAGCAAGCTTATCTCTCAGCGTAAAGGCCAGAGAGGTGAACTTAGCGCGGAAGAGTCAGCAAACGTAGACCAATCAATTTCTAACATACTAGGATAAACAATCATGGCAGTAGTCAATCTAGATACAGCAGCAAGGCTCGACATCATCTGTCGTAAGGGAGATAAGTTTTCTCTTACGGTAGACTTCGGGATTGATCTTACATCTTATACAGAAACATACTGGAAGATGCAGATTCGCGATTCCGATGATGGAAGCGGTGGCCCTGCTACTAACGGCACGGCTACATTCTCATTGGTGGACACTGACACTCATGGAGATTTTACGGTTAGCGGGAACACTCTTACGATAACGATTTATGCGGAAGCCTCTCCTGGCACTCTTGGCTGGGGGTCAGGCACTTACGTGTATGACCTTCAGACTGACCTTGGGTCTGGAAATATTAAAACCTGGTTGTACGGAACCTTTACTATCAACGAAGATATCACTGTATAATGAGCACGATTGTAGTGTCGGGCTCCACGCCTGCTGAGGTATCGGTAACAATACCTCAGGTCAATAACATTGTTGTTACGCCACCAGATGTTCAGTCTGTCTCTGTCTCTGTTGTGGCTGCTCCTGGGGCTCCAGGCCAGGGCCTTGTCTCTGGAGGCTCTGAGAACCAGTTTCTTCAGAAGAACAGCGCTACAGACTACGACACCAAGTGGAGCGCGTACACGCTCCCTGCTGCTGACGGGCTTGAGAGACAGGCGCTTATCGCCAATGGTGACGGGACGGTAAGCTTTGACTACGTTAGATCTACTTACCTCAAGATACAGAACGACAACGGAGCGGTGATGCCTGCGGGCACGCCTGTATATCCCAAGGGTATTACTGGAGATAGAGTCCTTGTGGGGAAGGCTTTGTGTGGCGACTCAAGCAAGATGCCAGCTATCGGTATCCTTCTTGAAGAGACGGCGAATGGAGGTACGGGTTACATCATCACTGCTGGTAACTTTAACAAGACTGTTAGCGGCCTTAGCGGGGTTGTTGCTGGGCAGAAGGTGTATGTGAGCGCTACTGGAACTCTCACGAATGTTAGACCTACGGGTGCGACAAACCTTGTTCAGAACATAGGTACTGTCTTGCAGACTAATGGTAGCAACATCCAGAAGATGAAGGTGTCTGCCATCGACAGATCGAATGATGTCCCGAACATCCCTACTGGTAACATCTGGGCTGGTAATGCGAGCGGTGTCGCTACGGCCACAGATACAGCTTATATCGACATCGCTAACAGAAGAGTCGGTATTGGGACTGTCACGCCAACAACACCTCTTCACGTGGTGGGCAACATTCGGGTTAATGCCAGTACGGATCACGTATATTCTAATAGGTTTACTGCAATAGCCAATGCCGATGTATATCTCAGGTCTTATAACGGATATAACTTAATACTAAACGGAGATACTGGAGATAACGTCGGTATCGGGACTACTTCACC